CCAAATTCTAATATGTAAGTTTGTGTTGTAGAAAATTCAAAAGGAACTAATCTTGTTTTATTAGCACTTGTTTTTACTTCTGATATAAATTGTGTACCTGATCTTCTTGCTGCACTACCATGTGGATAGACAATAAAGTTTTCTAAAGTTTTACATCCAGAAGGATATTTAGATAAATCATTACGACCATCTAAACGAGGTGATAATTCTCCTGCTGTAAAGTTTGTGAGCTGTACCGATACTCTTGCCATAATTTAATACCTTGAGTTAATAAATGTTCCAGCATCGATAACATCCGCCATACCCTCTTCTTGTTCTATATTTTGACCTTCTGTTGCATCAACAAATCTAGCTTCTTTTAGTTTCTCTTTGTAAAGATTATACATATTTACAGCTACAGGATTTGATGATGTAATAGCATAAGCTATGTCTGCTGCTAAAGCTGCTGATAAAGTTTCTCTTAATAATTCATCGTATTCGTTTGGATCAGTAATTCTAGCAACATATAATATCTTCATACTTGAAGCGTCTGTTAATATCTTACGACCTTCTACTTTGTGATCGCTATCATAATCTAATATTCTTAATAATCTTAAACAATCAGTTGGTAATGTAAATTGTGATGAAAATCCCCATGCAGGTGTTGCAGTATCTGCTGCAAGTTCTACTCTTTTCTGCAAACAATTCCATGGATGATTTCTAAATAAACTATCTCTAACCTGTGTATATCTAGCGTTTAAAAGTCTTGCGTTCTTACTATCTTCTGTAAGAGTTAATATTGTTGATGCTCCTAGCTGATTTAATGCTCCGTTACAAATATCTACTACTGATGCCATATTTTTTCCAAATGTCCTCTTCAGAAAGACTTACTTCATCTTTCTTTTGTTTAGTTAAATCGTTGATATTTGTTATATCAATTTTTTCAACTAAAGCATATCTATAAATTTTATTATCCCTTCCCCATTGAAAATGCAACAAAAGTCTAGGCTCTTTGTATAAATCGATAAGCCTTGGATCAAATCTAGCTATTGTCATTGTTTTGAAAAGAGGGGGATTTCTCCCCCTCAATATTATTGATTAGTCAATTACATATAACATTTGCAACTGAATAGTTCCTGTTCCATTAGCACCTGCTAATGTAACTGTAACCGGAACACCATCTTTGTCAGCATCTGTTACTGCATTTTTGTCTAATGCTATAGTATCTAACACCGCAACACTTTCAGCAGATGTAGAAGCCGCAGCAGCTTTGTACTGATCTACATCAGCCGCTTCAGTTGTTCCATCTGATTTTGTGTGTTCAGCGTAGCCTACAGAAATAGTCGTACTTCCACCTAAAGCGTCATAAGAAACTGAACCTGATAACAATCTTGCTCCATTTGGTATAGAGAACATTGTTATAGTAGATTGCTCTGCACTTGCTTCATACTCTGCAAATGCAACTCTAACTCTACCAGTTAGTTCATTTGTCTTAATCATTTCAGAAGGTGTACTAACTATTTTAGCTCTTTGTACTGAATTTGCCATATAATTATCCTCCTTCTATTACGCTTCGTGAGCTTGTACTTCTACTACTTTTTCTTCTTCCATTCTTGTACTTCCAAAAGATGCACAGTAGTACACTTGCGTTGCGTACCCTTTGTCTGATCTTTCATCAATACGAGCCATTACATCTTTTCCGATAGCTAAAGAAATACCATCTTGAGCAAATGCAATACATTTTCTTTTTGAAGAAGCAATAGAAAGTCTGTTGCTTACGATAAAGTTAAAACCAAGAAACGAGTTGATCTCTCCATTAGCCAATGCTTTGACTGTGTTGAAATCTGAACTTGTTACTTCAGTTGTTCCTAAAAGATCAGTAATCTGTTTAGGTGATACAACGATGTGTCTTGGTATTGACGGGTCAACACTAGCTAAATCGAACTTTTCTTTTGCAGTTCTTAATTTTGCTATTGTTAGACCATCAGTTCCACTTTCTACAATTTTCTGACCAGCAGGTAATGCAGTTGAAGTTGAACCAGTCTCACCAGTGAACGCTGTACCTAAAGCAGCACTGATTATTTCATCATCCATAGCTCTACCCATTGCCATAGCAGCAGCTTGAGCATAAGAAGATGTCGGGTCGATTAAGAGCCTTACTTTGTCTTGTTCATCGATCAAGTCAGCGAACTCATAATCCACTAAAGATACTCTACGTCTAGCGTGAGGAGTATCTATTTGTGGAGTGTCCGAGTGTCTACTTGTTCTCTTAACAGCCGTTACGCTTCCCACTTGATCCATAAAAGCGTTCTTGCCATTAATACTTTCAAGACGAACTTTGTCTCTCAATAACGATCCCATTTGTTGAGACAACATTTGAATGTTAGCAGAATACTGCTGCACAAATGCTGTAGTTACTTGTGATGACATATTAGTCTCCCATTGTTATTATTAATGTTAAGCAGAAAGGTTCTCTGTTAAAAAAACAGGCATCTCTTGGATTTAAAGTCTTTTAGACCGCAGTCTTTTCCTTGCTGTCAGGTAGGCTCTTGCGAGTTTTCTTACCTCTAGTTATCCATTTATAATATTCGTCAGCGATTGGCAAGGGGTTTCGTTTCTGATTTTCAGTACCAAACTCCTTTACCAATCGTACACATTCTAACCTTAATTCAATATCATTTAGATGATCCATCTAACATTTCCCTTAAAGTTAAGACCTGTTGAACTGTTTTATCATGCTCTGGATGACCTTTGTTCCAATATGGTCCTTGTTTATTATTAATAATTTGTGATATTTCTGTCTCAATATCTTTATTAGGCATTTGAGTTTCGCTTTCTGTAGCAACTATTTTGTCTTCAGAAAGTAGATTTGCAATCTTTGCAAAACCTTTTATCACATCAACATTATCACCTAATCTTGAACCATCTCGCATTTGTAAATCTAAAACCTCTGGCGATAGATTTGCTTTAGCAACTCCCGCAGCTCTTTTTAGATTTGCGTCATAGTTCTTACCCCATTCTTCTTTAAGAAGTTGTTGAGATTGTGCCTGTGATGTTTCAAGATCAACTTGTTGTTGTTTAGCAGAACTCTCTGTAAGGTTTTTATAATAATCTAAAATACCTTGAGCTTGATCTGTACTCAATCCAAGTTTATGTGCGTTCTCTTGAAAGGTTTTTATTTGACCATCATCAGTTGGAAAGTTATCAGATTTAAAAGATAAATTATATTTATCTGGTGTCTCTGGTCTTCCAACTTTATCATAAAACTCATTCCACTGATCTTCAGTAAAATTTTTATTTGGGATGGCTACCTTGTCAGTTCCTATCATTCTAGTTGCGTTAATATAACTTTTAGCTAACGCATCTATCTCTGTAAATTTAGCAATGTTAGGATCGTTTCTATATTCTTCAGATATAGTTTCTTTCCATGACTTTGCTGTTTGAACTGTACTGCTTGTTGTTGATGAAACTAAACCCTCTGTTTTTGTTTCAGGGGTCTGTGTTGTCTCTGTAGGCGTTTCTGTTTTTGGTGTCTCTACAGGCGGAGTATTATTCTCCGGTATCTGTTCGCTTGACATTTTCATTCTCCTTTCGAAGCATTGATTTAATAAATAGAAGAACGCTTCGTTGTCCCTCTAAATATGCACTCTCATGACTATCACCCTTGATATTGGTTGTAGTATGATAATGACATCTTTTCTCAAGATCATCTATTATAGCTTTGCCTTCATCTGATCCGAAAGCAAATCTATATTTTTCTTTGAGTTCTTGAAGATTTTTTTGTAGTTGTTTTTCAGCACTCATATTATTCTGCTAATTGTTCACCCACTCCTTCCGCAACTGCTTTAGCGTCTTCAGGTAATGCTTTTGCTAAAGGTGCTATTTGACCTCCGGCTTTAGCTAAAGATTGAACATCTTGCATTTGTTGCATTTGTTCTTGTTGTTCTTGTTTAGCTTGTCTCTCTGCATTTACTTGATTACTTGTTTTTAAAACTTTTTGAGGAACACCCACAATATCCATTAAGTGTCTTACTAATTTATCAAAATCAACATAATCAAAAACAGGAGCAACATTTGCAAGTGATCCCATTATTTCTATACCTCTCATGATAGATTGTAACTCTGTAGATTTTTGAGCTTTGGCTAATGGTGAAACATATTCTATTTCAACATCTTTACCTGAAAGAAAATCTGGTGCAGGTGCAAACATATTTTTTCTAAACAATATAGCAAAAGCTCTATCAATTAAAGGTTTTAATAATTCAGATTGTAATCTACCTAATACTGGTCCAAGTAATCTCATTTTCTCTTCGTTTCTTTGAACAACCTCTGTAGCTGTCATTTGTGGACCTTGTTGCAACATAAGTTGATTTACATAAAAAGTATTTCTTATGGCATCTCTTCTTTGATTTTCCATATTTAAACCAAGAGGATTGTTTGCTCCTATGTTTAATGGTTCTATTCTATCTCTAGTTCCTGATCTGTAAAAATTTAAACCACCCGGAACAGTTCTTACTGGCAAAATAAAACCATCATCAGGGACTAGCAAAGGTGGATCAACTTGTTTCTGTGCAGCTTTGATTGTAGTCTTTGCCATCTCGTTTAACATTTTAACATCAGGTAAAGCAGTCATTGCAGGTGAACGACCATAGATTTCATGTGAAGCCTTTAAATATCTTGGAACTACAAATGGAAATTCTTTGAAACCTGAAACTGATAATTCATCTAGTGAACCTTCTTCATAGTACACACTTTCGAAAGGCATATTTTTTTGATCTTGTTTATCTGGATTGTAATCATTTCTTGGATAAACAGCATGAATAATATTTACTTCATCATATCCTGATCTTTGATTTACTTTTGATATTGCAGTTGAGACATCACCAAATTGTCTGATTGCAGCTCTTGCAGATATTTTAAATCTTCTAAAGATTGTATCTATTTTACCTTTTTCATTTTCTGCAATAAATATTTCGTTAATGTGTCTTGTTGAAAATTTTAAAACATCATCATCATCTTCTTCAACAAACATTGCTGCTGTACCAAATGTTATAAGATCATGATACAATTCAAATATCTCTTGTTGAAAGTTTGAACTATTGAATACAGAATACATAACATTAGTTGCTCCTTCTAACCAAAGTTTTGCATCATCATCCTCACCTAATCCATCATCTTTGTATTTAAGTGAAAACCAAGGTGTAGAAGGGTTAGTCAACATTCCATGCAGTGATGCTGATAAAAGTTCTACAGCTTGTAAAGGTGTACTATCAAAAATTAATTCTGTTCTCTTATCTCCTTTTGATCTTCTTTTAGTTACATCTGCTTTTCTAGGCATCATGTAATCTGCAACTTCTTGCCAATGCGTTTCCCAATAAGAACGCTGACCTCGTAGTTTGTTAAACCTTCTCTGTAAATCTTTTGTTAAATCTGTTTGTGCCATTTATCTTCCTAATAAACTTCTTCGACCTAGTGTAAAGTTTTGATCGTCTTGTACTCCCTCTGGTCCAGTAAGTATAGTTTGTGATCTACCTCTTCTTTTAGTTCTTACAGCATAAGCATCTCCTGATTGATCTACTTCACTTGCTGTAGGTGTCATCACCTTCACCGGTGCAGGTTTTGGTGGTGGCGGTGGAGGTGGTGGGGGTGATGGTCGTCTTGGTCTTCCCATGTTAAGCTCCTAGTAAAGTTTTCTTTTCTGTTTCAGCCTCTGTTTGATCTCCAAGAGGTGAAGTAAGAATGGTTGATTTTCTACCCCGTCTTTTTCTTTCAAGAGCAGCTCTTTCAGAAGCTAATCTTTCTTTTTCCTCTGCTGATACTTCCG